CCGACCTTTTCTGGTAATCCATATCTCCATCTAACATTGTCAGAGTCAATCCAACGACCGATAGCGCCAACGCTAGTGTCCTGTTTATCAACTCCTGGTGCGAATTTGATTTGAGTAAGAGCCATCTGTTTAGCTCCTATATTATGTAATTACTTGACTTTATTTGCCAGCCTTTTGTAGCAGTTGTAAAGATTAATGTGACACATTCATTGTTTGAATCTAAATCTAAATCAGATGCAGCACCTCGAATATTAGACCCATTTCTTGCAACCACGCATTTGTTGGTTCCAAAGCCATTAGATGCAGATACGTCCATAATCGTTACCTCATCACCTTGTGCTGGTGAAGCTGGCAATGTAATTGTTACGATATTAGCAGCAGTGTCAACACCAATCTGATCTCCAGCCACAGCTGTATATGTTGTTTTGCTAGCTGCTGTTACTTCTGTAAATCCTTTTTGTAACATACCTAATGTTGTTGCTGGCACACTACCTCTTGAATAAACTAAAGCGGTTGCACCTTCTGGAAGAGGCACCTGTGTGGATGCACTCTGACCTGTTGTAAGTAAAGTTACTGTAAAACTATCTGAAGCTAAACCTCTTGTAGTTCCGTCTTCTACAAAAAATACTCTGTTTGCATTACCACCGGTTGTTGATGCCGGCATTGCTAAACTAGCATTACCAGATAAAGTTCCTGTAAGTTTAATATAAAGATGTTTACCATTTGCTGTTGCATCTCCATCAGCTAAACTTAATGTAGTTGTGATAAATCTGTTGAAAATGTTGATGCCATATTAGTACGGTTTTATTGGTGTCCAAACCATTGTTGCTCCTGGTATTATATCAGTCCACGTAATAACCCCTGGTTCTACTGTATCTAGTGTTAGACCTGAACCTGTAGGACTTACATTCGCGTCAGCGCTAATTGTAACATTTCCTGTGGCCAAGGTCAATGAGTTTCCAGAAGGTGTTACATTGGTATCTATATTGATAGTAAATGCACCTAATCCCAAAGATACGGCATTTCCTGTAACCGTATGATTGGCGTCAGCAGTTATTGTTAATGTTCCTGTTCCTAATGTAACTGGATTTGCTGTTAGATTTTCTGTAACCGCATCCGCAATAACACCCACACTACCGATCGTAATAGATAGACTATTACCCGTTACGACTACAGCTACATCACCGTCTGGTCCCGATGTAGCAAATGGTAATGCTGATATTGCGTCAAATCCTAAACTCATAAAATTCCTTAAAAGGGGGCAGTAGGTATGTGGTGGTGTACTGCCCCCATCTAAGAATTATATCATCGTTTGAACCAAGAAGGAAGACCTAAATGTGGACGTTTGTCGAACATGTTATCTCTAGCTCCCGGTGTCTTACGATTATTATAATGTAGAAAAACCTGTATGCATTCTTTGCCTTTGAATTTCTCTCTCCAATGCTCTAACTCACAGCCAGAATAAACTAACATATCTCCTGGTTTTAAATCTACTTTGACACCTTTCTTACCTACTTCACCAGATGGCTCTAGATATATCGGCCAATCATCGCCACCAAGATTCATAGTCGTAGATATTTCACAACTAAATCTATCTTTGTGTCTTTTAAGAACATCACCTTTTTTATATATTCTAGCATAAGTGTACGCAGGATATAGTTTTAACCCTGTTGCTTTTTCCATATCTGGTAAACATTTTAATAGTAATGTTTCCATAGCCATATTTGCATATTGAGAATATGTGTTTGGTATCTGTTCATTTTCACTTTCATAATATCCAATAATAGTTTCAAAAGGTGAAAAGTATTTTGCAGCTTCACAGGTGTCATAAACTTGCTTTTGCATTAAAAAATAGTTTGCAATAAAAGAAGCTAAATCTTTTGATATAGCTTTTCTAATTATTGTGTATTTATTTTTTTTAAACATCTTTAGCCATCTCCTTTGGTATAGCCTGTATGTTCCAGTGTATAAATCTAAATGGTTCTAAACCATGATCAACTGTGTATTCATGTTCTAGATATCCTGGAAAAATAATTAATGTGCCTGGTTTAGGTTTTAAGTGAAATTGTTCGTGACCTGGCCATACACCTTTTAAGTTTGGTCTCATATGTAGTTTAGTTGTTCTTGCACCGGTCTTTGGTTCATGAAATACAGGGAAAGAAGTTTTATCACTACATTTTAAAAAATAAAAACCGGATACGTGTTGATTCCAATGTATATGTGCGGAGTGGTGACCACCACCTTTTTTAGCAAACTCTTGTACCCATAGCTCACTAAACATAGTTGTGTATTTAGACATATCATAACCCTGATGATCTAGATACTCCCAAGATTTTTGACCAACGTAATTTCTAAAATCTAAAAAATCATTATCAACTGTAAGTGCTGTTGAGTGATATGATCTTCCAAAATCACCGTGTTCTTTTATATATGCCTTTTCTCTTTTACGAGCATCGGTAATATATTTGTTACTAGCTTTATTTAACGATTTAACAAACTCTGGTTTTTCTTCAGTCCATACTACAGTTGGAAAATAACTATTTATAAACATTATCTAAAAGGCCTCCCTAAATGCCATACCACAAGACTATATCTTGTGCCTGATGTTACTGGTTTAACTCTATGCCACACAAAACTAGGAAATACAATAATAGATCCTTTCGGTAATATCTCTTTACATTGTATCCTGTGTTTTGATTCGTCTCTCATGTGTGGATCATAGTTTCTAAAATCAAATTCTAATTCACCACCTTGATATTCTGAACCATCTGTTAACTGACAAGTCATAGATAGTTTTCTAATTTTACCATGTTCATTAGGACTGTTTGGTTTATCGTAAGGTTTATCCCAACTATCACAATGCCAATCATAATATTGATTTAATTTATATTTTGTAAACTGACAGGACTCAGAAAAATCCCAATCAAAATTCCAACCAGCATTTCTGTTAGCTTCGCGAACGTATGGATGTAACTCTTTATATATCCATCTATCATTTAACCATACTAAATCAGAATTTCTTTTTCTTTTTAAATCTTTAATTTCTTCTTTATTTAAAGGTTTATCACCTTTCTTTCTTCCATAACCACCGGTAATAGCCATTGTTTCTTTTTGTGCATTTGCGTATTTAATAACCTCATCACAAAATCTAGGTGTTAATGCTGATTTAAAATACCAGTAATGATTAGATATGTTCATATTTTATTTAATTCCAAAACTAAAGTTTTTCTATCTTCGTAGGGAGAATATTTAGGAACTTTATGATACAATACAGAATTAAAAATTAATGCATCATTTTGATTTACCTTTACAAAACCATCTTTAAATTGAGTTCCACTATTTTTTTTATTTGTTTTCATATAATAAACTAAAGAGTAATCAGAATCGTGATTATGAAAATCAACTTCAGTTTCACCCGTGCTATAAGCAATCCAAGAATTTTTTATTTTTAAATGTGATTTAATTTTTTCTGCTGTTTGTAAAGCTAATTTTTCTATTTGTTTTTTAAAATTTTTATGTGTAGTAATGTCTGGACAAAACCAAATATTGTCTCTTAATCTAATTAATTCTTTAGAATCATTAATCATTTTTTTTCTTATTTTTTCTGAAAAAACGTTTTTTAACATAAAATAATTAGATATATTCATAAGTTATTGTTTGTACAAAATTTAAACTATCCTTTTGATTATTAGTTAAATAATACATATTAGTTGATGGAAACATAATAAACATATTGTTTTTAAGTTTTATATCCCAACTTCTACCTTTGCGTCTGTTATCTTCGAAGTGTATTCTAACATTACAGTCTTTAACTTTTACACCATATAACAATGTATAATCTGGTGAATTACGTAAATCTACAGGATCTATATTTAATAAAGGAATTGTGGTTTCTTGAGGCTTATACATATTGCCCCACGTTTGTTTATTAATTAAAGTAAAACCATATTCTAAACCTATATGATCTCTTATATAAGTATTCAACATATCGAATGTTCGTGAAAAGGGAAAAGATGAATCTGTAATGTCTGATGTTATAATGTCGTTTTGTAATTTATCTCGGTCAATGTCCCAATCTTTGGGCATAGCCACATCACCGTAATATAATGCTTGTTCGCTTAATACTTTCTTCTGCATACCACCACCATTTTTAATTTATGCTTTATCGTCTGTCAAGTCCCAGGATTGATTTTCTTCATTCCAATGATACATCCACATATGAGTGCCAGCTTGCATTTGTGATTCTTGTTCTTCTGTAAACGCTGGAGCATCACCAATTGGCGATTGCCATCTAGCTTCCGTTGTATTTTTTACCCAAGAGGCATGTGGTTTTTTTGGAAAAAACATATTATTATCTTCATCCCACTCATAGCCTATACCTGCATAGTTTCCTCTAAATGGTGTTCCGCCATCTTTATGTGTATTATGTGATGTATTGTAAGATGTTTGAATCCACATCTGTGCAGGCCAATTATTGTGTCTCTCTAAATATTGTTGACCTACTGCTTCATCCTCTACACCATCAGCATTTAACATATCTTTGTTATCAAGTGTTAATACTTGAATAACTTTTCCGTTAGCTCCTAATTTTGCAAAATGTGCCATAATGTTTCTCCTTATATATTAATTTTAATTACCATTCAACTATTGAAATTTATACCTAATAATAACAATTCCTGAACCTCCAGCTGCTCCACAAGTGCTTCCGCTAAAGTTACCACCACCGCCACCACCACCAGTATTAGCTGTTCCAGTATTTAATCCTGCACCACCACCGCCTGGACCACCTGATCCAATTGGACCGCCGCCTCGGTTATCATATCCACCTCCACCTCCACCACCTCTTAATGTTGGAGTGGCATTTATGGAAGTTGCAGTTCCTGCACCACCTGGACCTGCAGCACCTCCAGAACCGTTATTGCCTACGGCTCCTGCACCACCACCTCCGCCACCTCCGCCTGGATCAGACGGGGGAGAATTTCCACCGTTGTTACCTTGTGGTGGGCTCACTGGTGGTGTATTACCTGAACCTCCTGTGCCTGTAGATGGTGTGGCTGGTGCGCCTCCACCTCCTCCAGAACCTCCATTCATAGTAGGAGCTGAAGTACCGTGTCCTCCAGAACGACCACCGCCAGCTGATGTTATACTTGAAAAAATTGATTGTGATCCTTGCACACATTTAGCTCCTCCACCACCAACTGTTATAGGGTAAGGGGCAACAGGAACTGCTAAACCTCCTGTAGCAGCGGTAGGACTGGCCGTGTAAGAACAAGCTGGAGATTTTGATTCTCTGTAACCACCGGCTCCACCGCCTCCACCTCTACCTGTTCCACCACCTCCGCCACCTGCGATGACCATATAAGAAACTGTATTTGAACCAGCAGCATTACCTGCATTTGATACACAAAAAGTCCCTGGTCCAGTGAAAGTATGAACTTTAAAATTTGTACAAACGGTTGTAACTGTTCCACCTGTTGCTGCAACAAACGCTGCTGTTACTGCGCTACCTTGTGAACCATCATCAGTCACAATCCAACCCTTTGTAGAATCTATAAAAATTAATGTTACTGCTAAACCATCTACTTGTAATCTTGCATTGACGGTCGAACCACCTATTTTGTCAGACCCATTTTGAATTAAAACCACATTGTTTGTGCCAAAATTATTTGCATAATCAGCTATGGCAACCACCGCTCCTGCTGTTCCCGCTGGTAATGATACTTCAACTTCATCGGAAGACGTATCTACAAAATATCCTTCACCAGCCACTGCTGTAAAATCTCCTGTTTTAACTGTTGTTGTCCATGATGCAGAACCTGTTGCACCAAAGTTTGTTGCTGTGCCCTGATTGTTGATTGTAGCTCCAGATGCAATTGTTAGAGTACCGCCACTAGGAAGATTAAATGTGTCTCCACTATCTCCTAATTGTGTTGTACCACACGCTGTTCTTGGACTTATTTTATTTACTTTTATTTCACTCATATTTAACTAACTTTATATCTTATTATTACTATTCCACTACCACCGTTATGTCCATTATCATCTGGAACACATCTCTCACCGCCACCACCACCTCCGCCAGTGTTAGCTGTTGCATCTGTTCCATTTGTAGTGTTCCCTCTTGTACCAGTTCCTCCACCACCAGCTCCACCAACTCCAGCAGTTCCTCCGTTATAACTTGATCCGCCTCCACCACCAGCTCTTGTTATTGCTGATCCTGTAATTTCTGATGAAACTCCTGCTCCACCTGTCCCACCTGCTGAAGTACTACCACTACCACCTGGAGCACTAGCTCCACCACCACCACCCATTCCATAATGTGGTGCGCCATAACCTGAATTTCCTCCTGGATTTCCTTGAGGAGGACTAACAGGAGGTGTATTTCCTGCTCCAACAGAACTAGGTGAATTACAACTATTTCCTCCACCACCAGAACCGCCCGAAATTCCGTTATAAGGATTAGAACTACCTCCGCCACCACCTGCAGATATTATTGTTGAAAAAACTGAATTAGATCCTGAAGCTCCAACGCCATTACCTGGCATTACTTTTCCTGCACCACCTGCTCCAACTGTTATTGGAAAAGCTGTTGCTGTTACTACAACTCTATTAGGAGCACTTGGTTGACCATCAAGCGGACTTGCAGTGTATGGAGTTACCGGAGACTTATTTTCTCTAAACCCTCCTGCACCAGCTCCTCCTCCGTGATAGCTTCCACCTCCACCACCACCGGCTACGACCACGTGAGAAACCTCATTATTAGCAGCACATGATGAAATAGAAGAAACACAAAATGTACCTGGACTTGTAAAAGTATGAATTTTGCAATTACCAGAGGTTGTTACTGTACCTCCTGTTGCTTGTATAAAAGCTTGTCCTATTTCTGTGTCTTCTGCATTTTGAACATTTATCCAACCTTTTGTAGAATCAACATAAACTAAAGTTAACGCTTGACCATTTACAGTTAATGTTGTGGGAGCATTTGCTCCACCAATTTTTTCTGATCCATTTGGTGATATAATAAAATTATGTGTGTTAAAATTTCTTGCATAGTCTGAAAAAGCTACAATTGCACCTGGCGACCCTGCTGGCAAACTTGCCGTTATAGAACCACTTGAATTTATAAAATAACCTTCACCACTAGCTGCTGTAAAATTTCCTGTTTTAATACTTCCCGTTTGCCAATCAACAGAACCTTCTCTACCAAAACCTGATTGAGATGCACCTGATGCTAATGTAATCGTATCACCACTAGCGCCAATAGTAATTGTATTACTATTCTCGTTAATAATGTTTTGACCACATTGGTTTTGTATGTTGTTTACTTTAATTGTGCTTGTCATAATTATTGAAACCTATACCTTATCACTACTATACCAGAACCTCCAGCTGCTCCATTTTCAGGACTTGTGTTACTACCAGCAGCTCCGCCAGCTCCGCCACCAGTATTAGCGGCCGCAGCGTTTCCAGGACTTGGGCCAGATGCTCCGTTAGCTCCTCCGCCAACTCCACCGTTTCCTGCTGTATTACCTGATGCAGCTCCACTTCCACCGCCACCTGCTTTTGTAATAGGTGATCCTGGAATATGTGTTGTAGCACCTGCTCCACCATCTGATCCATTATTAGGTCCAGGTGCAGTTACTCCTGCAGTTGTTGCTCCGCCACCGCCACCGTGTGCATAGGCAGCATTAGCTCCAGATCCTGTTTTTCCATTATTTCCTTGTGGAGGACTTACAGGAGGTTGATTACCTAATCCTGCACCATTATCAGTTCCTGAAGGACCGGGACCAGGATTTCCACCTCCACCTGATCCGCCATTTCTACCAGGAGCAGTAGGATTAGAAGGTGTTGAACCTCTACCTCCACCGCCACCGGCTGATGTTATTGTTGAAAAAGTTGAGACACCTCCAGCACCACCTTGTCCATTAGTTGGACCGCCTGGTCCTGGACCGAAAGTTCCGCCAGCACCAACTGTAATCGGATAACCTTGAACTGAAACTGGTAAACCAGCAGGTGCATTTAATGGAGAAACTGTGAAAGAACAAGTAGTAGCTCTACCTTCTCTAAAACCTCCTGCACCACCACCAGCAGCTCCACCCCAACCACCACCTTCTGAACCACCTGATCCACCACCACCTGCTACTACCATATAAGAAACTGTGTCTGATCCACCTGAATTTCCTGCACAAGAAACACAAAATGTTCCTGGACCTGTAAAAGTATGAACTTTAAAATTAGTGCAAACAGTTGTTACTGTTCCACCTGTAGCTGCAATAAAAGATTTTCCTATAACATTAGAAGTTGAATCTTGAACATTTTTCCAACCTTCAGTGTCATCAACATAAACAAGAGTTACTGATTGACCCTCAGTGCTTAAAATTGCATTAGCATTCTGACCACCTATTTTTTGAGATCCATTAGGAATAATAGTTAAACTATTATTTTGAAAAGTGTTTGTGTAATCTACAACAGAAACAATGTTGCCCGCTGTCCCTGCAGGTAAATTCATATTAAATGCACCAGAAGATGTATCTGCAAAATAACCCTCGCCATTAGCTGCAGTGAAAGTTGATGTCTTAATAGATCCTGTCTGCCAATCAACAGTTCCTGTTCTACCA